TAGCCCCAAGGGTATATGCATCACAATTTCGTGCAGTAACCGCTAATGATTACAAAGGATTAATACCATACATATATTCTAACGTTGATTCTGTAACTTCTTATGGTGGAGAAGAGTTAGAACCACCAGAATATGGGAAAGTTTTTATATCAATTAAACCCAGAAATGGTACTTTTTTATCAGAGATTACAAAATCAGATATTTTAAGAAATTTAAAACAATATTCAATCGCTGGTATAAGACCAGAAATAATAGATCTATCGTATCTATATGTTGAGGTTGATTCTACAGTTTATTATAATGTAAATGCTTCAACCAGACCAGAATTAGTTCGCACAAAAGTATTAAATACATTAACATCTTATGCAAATTCAAGTGATGTCAATAATTTTGGAGGTAGATTTAAGTATAGTAAGGTTGTTACTTTAGTCGATGACTCGGATAAATCAATCACTTCAAACATTACAAAAGTAAGAATGCGAAGAGATCTAACCCCAGAATTTAATACTTCTGCAACCTATGAACTTTGTTATGGGAATGAGGTTCATATTAAAAAAGATGGATATTCTGTAAAATCAACCGGATTTAAGATCAATGGTATAGCTGAAACTTTATATATGGCTGATATTCAAGTCTCCGAAAATTCTGGAAAAATATTTTTCTTTAAATTGGAAAATAATATTCCAGTCATAGTTAAAAATACTGCAGGATCTATAAACTATAAAAAAGGTGACATATTATTAGATGTAGTTAATATTACATCAACATCTTTATCCAATGGTCTTATTGAAGTTCAAGCTGTTCCCGAATCTAATGATATTATTGGACTGAAAGATTTATATTTACAAGTTGACGTTCAAAATTCTGTGGTAAATATGGTAGAGGATACAATAACCTCTGGTGAAAATATTTCCGCCACATTATATGTTCCAACTTCAAGTTATTTAAACGGTAAGTATACAAGATAAAATGTCAGAAATTAAAAGAGTTAAAATTGATTCTATAATAGAATCACAAATCCCAGAGTTTTTAATAGAAGAATCTCCTCTTTTTGTAGAGTTTTTAAAACAATACTACCAATCTCTTGAACATCAGTCTGGAGCAATAGATCTTGCTATAAATGTAAAAAAGTATAAAGATATCTCTCAATTCAATAAGTTAAATTTAACAGAATCTACAAAATCAACAAAAAATATTTTAAAATTTGATACTTCAATAAATGTTATATCTACTGATGGGTGGCCATCAACATATGGATTATTAAAAATAGATAATGAGATCATTACATATACATCAAAAACCAATACTACCTTCGAGGGTTGTATTCGAGGATTTAGTGGGATTGATGCCATTAATTCTATAGAAAATTCCGAGTTTTTAAATTTTGTTTCTACATCATCTGAAGAACATCTTGAAAATTCTATTGTTTTAAATTTAAGCAATCTTTTTCTTTTAAAGTTTTTTGAAAAGTTTAAGTCGGAATTTTTTCCTGGATTTGAAGATAGAGACTTTAACGAAGAAATTTCAATTGAAAATGTTTTAACTAGTGCTCGAGATTTTTATAGCTCTAAAGGAACAGATTCATCTTATAAATTACTATTCAAGGTTTTATTCGGTACTGATGTTGAGGTAATAAAACCACAAGATTATACATTAATACCATCATCAAATCCATATTTTACTACGAAAAATATTCTAGTAGAAAAAATTTCCGGTGGAAATCCTACAGATATTAGGGGTAATTTTTTATATCAAAATTTAACTGGCATAGGAACTGTCAGCGCTTCAATTTATAATATTGAGTATAGACCTGTAGACAAAAAACAATTTTATGAAATATCTTTAGACTCTACTTCTTTTAGCGGTAACTTTGAAGTTTCGGGTAAAACGAAATTATTAGAAGACACTCCAATAGGATCAAATACTATTTTGGTAGATTCAACTATTGGATTTTCAAAAACTGGCAAAATTCTTGTAAAACCAGAAAATTCCGATTTTATTGAATTGTTTTATACTGATATAACCACGAATCAATTTTTGGGTGTAACTGGAATAACTAAAAATTTAACATTTGGACTAGATATTATAGAAGAAAAATTTGCTTTTAGTTATATTGGTATTGGAAATACCTCAGAAGTTAAATTTAGAGTTATTAATGTTATTGATAAAGTTGATTTTTCAAAAACAAAAAGTCTTAGAATAAATGACAAAGTAAAATTATCTGGATTTGGAAAAAATTTAGCAGATGAAGTATCTTCTAATAATTGGATTTATAATATTCCAACTGAACATAATGTAAAAAGTCTTTCTCAAGTTTCTAGCAACAGATATAGAATTATACTATTTGATGAGATTTCTTTTTATCAAAATGAAAATATAATTTTAGTCGATAAAAATAATAATCTTAGTAACGCTAGTATTTTATCTGTTGAGTATAATTCTTCGGATAAAATAAGAAAATATACCAATAGAATCTTAGTTCAGTCAGGTCTTAGTGCCTCATTCGATTTAACTAGAATAAAATCTATAAGAAAAAAAATATATAAGTCTAATCATTATTCAAATTATTTTCCAGAAGTTACTTCGATTCCGGCTGGAATCCAAAACACTTATGTTGATTCCAAACATGAAAATTTTTATGTAACTTCAACTGGATTACCAAATTATCCTATTTTTTCAACTGATAATAAACAAATAATTTCTACGCAATCATTATCATTATTGCCACAAACATTTGGATCTGGAATCACATCGATATTTTATGCACAAAATCACCAATTGATAAATGGTGATTTTATATATTATAATTCTTTCACTCCAGAAAGTGGAATATCAACCGGATATTATTATGTAACCAAAATTGATTCAAATTCTATTAAATTATCTTATAGTAAATCTGATATTTTTTCCAAAAAGTATATTACATCAAATTCTGGCATATCATCTGATACAATAGTTAAAGCTGGATTTGAAAATAAAATTTTAAGAAATCAAAAAATACTTAAAAAGTTTCCTTTACAAAAACAATCTACTTTATTTGATGATATTAATAAAAGAAGAACTACAAATAGGCCAATAGGTTTATTAGTAAATGGAGTTGAAATATTATCTCCAACTTTATTCGATGAAAATATTTATTACGGAGCAATACAATCTATTGAAGTTATAAATTCTGGAAAAAACTATGATATTGTAAATACTCCTTCAATTGAAATTAAGGATGAAGTTGGATCGTCTGTAAAAGCACATCTTAACTTATCTGGAAGTATTAAAAAAGTAAAAATTATTTCTGCTGGTGTTGGTTATAAAGAGAAACCAAAAATTACTATTAGTGGTGGTAATGGAAAGGGTTGTGCTTTAGATTGCAATTTAGTAAGTTCAAGACTTAGATTTGGATTTAAAGCAGATATTAATGTTAATTCTTCAGATAATACTATAACTTTTTTAGAAAATTTATTATTTGAAAATGGTGAAGAAATTATTTACGATTCAAATACTAACGATGATGTGCCTGGATTAGTTAATGGATCTAGTTATTTTATTGGGTTCGTAACCTCCACAAAATTAAAAGTTTATAATACACAACAAGATGCACTAAATTCAACTAATGTCATTGACATAACAGGAACAGGTTCTGGATTCCACTACTTCAGTAGTTTAAAAAATAAAAATACAATTACCGAAGTATATGTTAAAGATCCTGGTGAAGGATACTCCAATAGAACTATTAAAGTTCCATCAATATTATCCGCTGATAACAGGACACTGGGAATTAATACATTTGATTCATATTTTTTTGCTAGAAAACACGGATTCTTAGATGGAGAACTTGTACAATATTCTACTACAGGAACAGTTATTTCTGGATTATCAACTTCTATCTACTATTATGTCGGGGTTATTGATGACAATAAATTTAAATTGGCTCCAGCTGGAATTGGAACGACACAAACCAATGCACTTTTTCTTGAAAGAAGATTCGCAAAGTTTAATGATCTGGGAATAGGCACTCATAGTGTATCTTATCCACCAATTGAAATATCTGTTGAAACAATCTCTGCAATTGGATCGACCACAATCATAAAACCTATACTTGAGCCCTTGGTATTGGGTAGTATAAACGATGTTTATGTCGAAGAAGGTGGAGTTGGATTTGGTTGTACAGATATTATCAATTTTCATCGTAGACCAAATGTTGGAATCTCTAGCATAAAATCGGAAGCAATACTAAAACCTATCATTATTAATGGTAATATTGTTGATGTTAAAATTATTAATAAAGGCAGAGGATATAGAAAAGATTCTGATATTATTATTTCTGGAGATGGATCTTTTGCAGAAATTGATCCTATTATTGATTCTAACGGTAGATTATCCGCTGTTAATATCTTAAGAGGTGGCATAGGATATGGTGTATCTACTACTCAACTTACATTACAAAATAGAGGATTAGATGCTAAATTTTTGGCAAATGTAACGGAATGGAAAATAAATCAAGTTGTAAAATTAAAAAATCAAATTTCCGTTAATGATGATGGAGTTTTATATCCAAATAAAAATGTAGACTTAGGACTTCAATTCGTTAATTTTTATATTCCTAAAAAACTTAGATATCAACTTTCTGATAATTTTGCAGAAACCGATAAAGAAACTTCCGGAACATTAATACATTCTCCTATTTTAGGATTTGCTTATGATGGAAATCCAATTTATGGTCCATATGGGTTTAATTCTACTTTAGGTGGATTTGTAAGACAAATGAAATCAAGTTATATATTAAATTTGAATATAAACGAATCATTGAGACCACCTTTATTTGAACCCGGATACTTTGTTAATGATTATGCTTACAATGGATCTGGCGATCTAGATGAAAATAATGGAAGATTTTGCATAACCCCACAATACCCTGATGGAACGTATGCTTATTTTTATTCAATAAGTGTAGATGCTGCAAAAAGATCTACTCCATCGTATCCCTATGTAGTTGCGAATAGCTTTTATAATACTCCTGTAGAGGAGAATTTTTTACCAAAGTATAATCAAGATTTAAATATTTTCACGAATGACCTAACCAGGAATGTTGCACCATATTATTTGGATAAACAAAATTCATTTTATAATTTAATTGATAAAGTTGTAGACGAATATAAACAAGAGTTCAGGATATCGGACATACAATCATCAGTTATTGATGATGTTGTAATATTTTCTGCGGGCCAAGATTATAAAGTTGAAGATGATATTATTCTCAATAATGAAAATACTTCCGGAAATGGTGCAAATATCGTAATATCCGAGATAGAAGGAAAAAAAATAAGCGGCCTTACAGTATTAAAAAATAAGTTAGATAATGTTTCATTTGTAATAAGATCTACTAACATAATTGGAGTCGTAGATTATCCACATCAAATTAGAAATAATGAAGTAGTTTCTATTTCTGGAATTTCAACTATTACCTCAAGTGGTTTGTCTGGACAAAGATCTGTCAAAGTTACTCAAAAATCGGTTCAATTATTGAAGAATATTGATATAGTAGCTAATACAGGAATTTCTACAATTATTTTTGTAAAGGATATCGGTGGATTTAGAGTTAATGATACCGTAGCAATTGGTACAGAAAAATTATTAATCACTCGTATTTCTCCCGAAAGATCAGGATTTTATGTCAATCGTATTGAAAATACCGGCATTCATACTGCAGGTATTGATACGGTGGATTTATTGCCAAAAAGATTTGAACTGAACTTAAAAGAACCACTTTCCGATTATACTTTTGAAAATACGGTTACTTTTTTTGACCCAAAAGAATCTGTTGGAACAGGCACAGCCGGAATAAGTAGAAATGTCGTTGGTCTTGGAACTTCTTCTTTTGTTTCAATATTTTTACCAAGTAGAAGTATTTACATACCAGGACATAGCTTTTTTACTGGTCAAGAATTAATTTATAATTGTGGGTTAGGTGGAACATCTTTATATGTTAATAATGTAGGATCTGGACAATCGTTTAGTTTACAACAAAATCAAAAAGTTTATGCAGTTAATCTAGGTAAAAATTATGTTGGATTATCAACCGTAGGGTTCACTACTTCATCAGGGATAGGAACAAATTTGAAGTCCCTAGAGTTCTGGGCCTTAACAGAGGCCTTTGGTGTAGTTGGATCCGCTCATTCGTTAAGTACAACAAATAAAAAAATAACCGGCACAATTATAACATCCAGTGGGATTATTACAACAAATGTTAGTCACGGATTGGTGACTGGAGATATGGTATCAATTTCGCTTTCCAGCTCTATCGAAAACGAAATAAAAATTAAATTTGACCAAATTAATAGAAAATTATTAGTAAATCAAATATTATTTTCTGATAGCGATGTTTCAATCTTAAATAATACTATTAATTTATCTAGTTATGTTAATGAAATAAAAAATGGAGATAAAGTTACATATTTTGCTTCCACACCTATAGGAGGCCTGACTGATGGTGGAACGTATTATGTATTGAAAGAAGATGTTGACAAAATAAAATTATGTTTACATGAAAGTGACACAAAAACTAATTCCGGATCTCAAAAAAATGTTATAGACTTTACAACTGTTGGATCCGCATCACAAACTCTTTATTTTGTAAATCCACCATTAAAATTTATAAAAGGTGATATAATTAAATTTAATTTATCTGATCCAAGTTTATTGAATATGGATATTAAATTTTATTCTGATCCTTTTTATTCAAAACGATTGGATATTATTGGAAATAATATTAATGGATTTGCAATAGTCAACTCAGGAACTCCTGGAACTAATGATTCTTATGTAACATTAGACACGTCTAATAAAAATTTCCCAACTGTTTTGTATTATAATTTAATATTTAAGAGTCCTATTGAAGAAAGTAAAACTCAATTAAGTTCAGATTATTCTGTTTCTGGTAATAATCAAATAATTGTAAAAAATCATCCTTTGAACAGAAAAGTTGGAATTACCACAATATCAAATACTGAATTTACTTTTTTGTTAGATACAAAACTTTCATTTAATGAATTGACTTCTGTTTCATCATCTAATTCATCATACAAAACTACTTCAACCTCAGCTATTGGTGCAATTTCTAACGTTAAAATAAACTTTGCTGGCAGAGGATATAAAAAACTACCATTTATTGAAAAAATCAATACAAAACTTGGAAAAAATGCTATTTTAAAATTAAAGTCTGAAAAAATAGGCAGAGTAGAATCATACGAAAGAATTAAAGATGGATTTGATTATCCAACAGATCCAACGTTATCTCCCAGACTTAGTATTCCTGTTATTTGTGGAATAAAAGATATACGAACAATATCTAACGTTGGAATAATTACTGGAGGAAGAAAATACAATGGTCCACCAGAATTGTTGGTCAAGGACGATCTTAGTATTAAATTATCTTGTTCTGTAACTGGTGGAGCTATCTCTAAAGTTAATATTATTAATAATTCAACATCTCTCTCGTCACCATTAGAAATAATTTCTATTAGAAATTCTAATGGATATGAAATTGATAACATTACATATGTTGGTAATTCTGTAACTTTAGAATTAAGTAATACTCCAGGACTGAATCCATTCGTAACTATTGGTTACGGTAGTACATTAGTAGAATATCCTTTTGCTGTGGGAGATAAAATTTTTATTGAAAATTGTAGATTAACTTCAAGCACAAGAGATAAAGCCAATTTCAATTCCTCCTCATATAATTATAGCTTTTTTACCGTAACAGGTATAAGTTCTCTGAACAATACTGTTACATACAGTATGAGTGGTATCTCGACCGGTCAATTTGGAACATATAATGATGAATTTACTCTGGGAACAGTTATTAATCAAAAAGATTTACCAGTTTTCCAAATGAATTTAGTTGATGATGTTAGTTATCAATCTTCTGAAAAAGTAATCAGTTCTGATTTTACAGCCACTGTTATGGAAAACGGTTGGGACAATAATTTAAACCAACTGAGAATGAACGATGGATATGGTACTCTTCAGGTTGGTGACTATTTGTATGGGGAAAGATCTAAAATTAATGGTAAAGTAGATTATTTTGATACTTTTGATCTAAAATCAACACTTGGAGTTTTTAGAGATAAAGTGGCTTCAGTGGATAATTCTGTAGGAATATTGAATGATTTCCAACAGAGGATCTCGGATAATTTTTATTATCAAAAATTCGCATACTCACTTAAAAGTGATATATCATATGATAAATGGAGAGAATCTGTTAGATCTATTGTCCACCCATCTGGATTTAAAGAATTTTCAGATCTTGTAATTTATACAAATCCAACTAACATTGGATATGCAAAATCTACAAATATGAGGGTAAAACTTGCGGGTTCCGATTCTACATTATCAATAAATGTTGATAATGAAATTTCAATGTATGATAAATTTAATTTTGCAAGAGTTTATGAAGACCAAACTTTGGATGATGGATCTGTCGAATCTGTTTATTTTACTGAAGGTGTAAATTTAAGACCATTTATTATTAATAAAACTAATAAAGTTTTGAGAATTGATGACATTAGTGAGCAATTTAATGGAAGTTCATTACAAAATTTAGATGGTAGATATGCCGATGCTTCTGATCTACTCGATTTAAATAAGGAATTCATTCAAGAAGAGGTAGTAGCATTTGTTGAATTTAATTACCCAAATATTGGAATTAGTACAACATATGACGCGGAAAAGTGTAAAAGAGATGTTGGATATATTGTTGATGCAGTTTCTCATGATTTGAAATATAATTCAAATGATAAATCTGTTGAGGCTGGACTTGCATATTGGAATGCAGGAGCTTCTTATGTCGTCAATGAAACAGAAGAAACACTATTTGCATATAATTACGTTAAATTTTTAGGTCAATATGTAATTAATAATCAAACTCCACCAACTTTATATCAAACATCAGTTGCACAGGAATTTGATTTTGAAATTATACAGGATCCTTTAAATCCAACAGTAAATCGATATAAAGATGCTAGAAATCTAATACTGGCAAACAAAAGAGAAATTCAAGATAAATCTTTAGCTTCTGTTGCAGTAGGATTTCCAGACTTTTATTTCCCCCCAGATCCACAAACTACATTTAGATCAAGATATGCTGATGGATATAGATTGATACAACAAAATAAACAAGAAATTATTGATACTTCTTGGAATAATACTCTCAGTACATATCCAGGAATTTCTACAACTCAGAATAAGTGTAAACGTGATATTGGGTATTTTATTGATGCTATTTCAGTGGATGTATTTTTAGGAGGAAACTCTTACACTAAACAATTTATTTTGCAATACTTTAATCAGGGATCTCCGATTGCAAATGGTTTGGTTGGTGAGGAAGCAGAATCTATTTTTGCTTTTGTTGCAGCTCGCAACTTAATGAGATCTGCCGTGAGAAACGGACTTACAATACAAGATCTAACTGTAACACCTGGTCCTCCAGTGTATGGTATTGGAACTACAGTGGGAGTTACCTCTACAGCAGCATGTACTGATGTTCAAAATAATATTTCAACTCTTGTTGGAATAGTTACTGCCGTTATTTCTATAGGATCTACAACCACTTTACCAGCAACTAATGTTGGCACATACACTAGTGGTCAATCAAAATGTTTTAGAGACCTTGGATATATTATTGATGGAGTTGCTCAAGACATATCTTACGGAACTAATCAACATACTCTCTATAATACTAAAAAATATTTTACTGGAGCTGGAATTGCTTTAACTTCTGGTTTAGTTGGCGAAGAATCTGAATCAATTTATGCTTTTGAAACAGCTAAATTGTTAATGAAACAAGCAATAACAAATCAATTAAATGTAAAAGATTTAACAATCACTGCTGATCCATTAACTGGATTTAACACTGATCCAAATTCTTGTGCGAATATTCAAACAAATATTGACACACTAGTTGGCATATTAACAGTATCAATAGGTAATAGTAGTCTAGCAGGCATTCCTACAGAAAATTATGGCACTGCAGATTGTGCAGATGTTAGAACTGCACTTGGCAATTATGTTGGCATTATTACTACAATTATTGGACTTGGTACTAATTTTGCACCAACAATAATTCTCCCATCAATATCTAGAGGGGGCGGTATTGTAGGATTATCAACATTTAAATTAAAAAATAAAGGAACTTCATTATTCAGTCATGTGATAGTTTCTTCTGCGAGTACTTATGTTGATTTGGAATCAAATAAATTTATTATTCCAAATCATAACTTCCAAACAGGACACGAATTAATTTACGAATATTCTGGAGGAAGTCCAATAGGAATAGCAACGACTTCTTATGTTTTAGGAAATACAACCGAAGTTATGGAGGTTGGTAACATTAATGGAACCGCAATTCTTCAACAGGGATATAGCGTTTCTATTTCAACTACTATAACTGGTATTTCAACAGTTTTATCTCCAGTAGGACCATCTCTAAAACAATATACTCAAGTTATCGGTATAGGAACTACTTCTGGTATAAATGCAACGTTTAATGTTTTAATTACGTATTCCCCATCAACCGGACAACCATTATCTACATCTATAGTTTTAACTTCTGGTGGAAGTGGATATTTCGTTGGTCAGACAGTTTCTATAGCTGGAACTTATATGGGCGGGACAACTCCAACTAATGATCTAAGTTTTGTTGTTTCTAATACTGGACCAACTGGAATTCAAACAAGAGCTAATGAAGTTTATTCAAATGTTCCCTCAATTGATTTAAGTGGTGCTCTGTTTAATGTCACTAGAGATGGATCTGGTGGATATGTTTCTGACGTTCAAGTATCAAATCCAGCTCCAGGATATGCCTTTACTTCAACTATTTCTATAGCAGGAACTTATATCGGAGGATCAACAAATGATTTTATTACATTTACTCCGTTAGAACTAGGCGCCTCAAAACTTCCAGAATCTTTATTTGTATATAAGTTAAACGATAACGAATTTAAAGTTTTTGGTCTTTCAACTAGTTCTAGATTTTTAAATTTTACTGGATTTGGCACTGGTTATCATACTTTAAGTCATAAAGATCCAAATGCAAGTGTAATAATAACAATAGATGGAGTTATACAAACATCCATCAGAAGAAAATCTTTATCAGTGAGCTTAGCTTCTAATGTTTCAACCGCTAATACAACTATACTTAATGTTTCTAGTGGAATATCTTCTCTTAATGCATATGATATTTTAAATTTAAGTAACGAATATATCTTAGTTAAAAGTATTGGAATATCTTCCAGCAATTCCATTTTTGTTGAAAGGGGATATTTGGGAACAACTGCAGGAGTTCATACGGTAGGAGTCTCCGCAACTGTATTGACTGGAGATTTTAATATTGTTAAAGATACAATATTCTTTACTACTGCTCCATATGGTAAAATTGGACCAGCCGGACTGTCCACTGGATCTATTTTTGGAGGAAGAGCTTTTTCAAGACAATTTAATGCTGCTACACCACAAGATAAAAATATATTGCTTGATGATATATCCCTATCATTTACAGGAATTGCGGCAACAGAGTTTACCATAAAATCAAACGGACAGAATACAACCACTCTTTTTAATAATATTAACAGTGGATCAAATATCAACAATAATCCTTTTATTTTAATAAATAATGTTCCGCAAGTTCCGCAATCAGACTTTACAATTGATAATGACTCTCAAAATGTTGTAAAGTTTTTATCAGGCACTCCATCATCAGGTAAAATTTCAAAAGTAGCCATTACAACCGGGTTTGGATATCAACCTAGAATTGGAGCAGCGGCTACAGTTGTAGTTTCTGCATCTGGTACTATTTCATCTATTGTTATAGATCAAGGTGGACTTGGATATAGACAATCTCCATCAGTCAGTATATCTTCAACTATTGGATTTGGGGCTAGCATTACTGCTACTGTTGGAGTTTCGGGAACTATTACTGGGTTTACCATAGTTAATCCGGGTGTTGGGTATACTATATCATCTATTCCTAAAATTAATATAGGCATTCCAACTGGATATAGTAATTTACCTGTGGCATATACTGGAGGCAGTTCTGGTGTTGGTCAAGGCGCTAAAGTAACAGTTGAAGTTGGTTCGGGATCAAGTATAATTTCATTTAAACTTGATGAAGTTGGAGTTGGATATAAAGTTGGCGATATTCTCTCTGTTCCCGGAATATCAACTAACGTTGGTATTGGAACATCTTTTAGTGAATTCCTAATTACCGTACAGGAAGTTCAGACCGATAAATTTAGTGGTTTTTATCCAGGACAATTTATCATATTCGATGATATTTCCGAAAACTTTAATGGATTTAGAAAGAAATTTACTTTGGCTGCGATGATTAATGGTGTTAGACAAATTTTAAGTTTAAAAACTCCCGTTGGGTCAGATTTGGATATTACAAATAATATCTTTATCTACATTAATGATGTATTACAAAATCCTCTAGATTCTTATACATTCCAAGGAAGTAGAGTAAGTTTCAAGGAAGCACCTAGAAGAAACTCTAAATGTAGCATTCTTTATTACAGAGGCTCATCAGTTGATGTTGAAGAAATAGAACCACCAAAAACTATAAAAGTTGGCGATTCATTAATAATTCAAGAAAATCGTGATGATTTTTATGACATTTCTCAATTTGAAAGAACAGTCAAAAAAATAGTATCATCAGATCAATTGGATACATTTACTTATGGCAGTATAGGAATTATTACAGATTCTAGTAAAGAAAGACCATTGACATGGAAAAAACAAAAACAAGATAAAATTATAACAGGATCATTATTTGCAAAATCTAGACCAAATCTACAAAGCAATATAAGACCAAATGCTACTATAATAAAAAGTATATCTCCGGAAGATACTTCAATTTATGTTGATAATGTTTTTCCAATTTTTGCTGGAACTGATGGATTGGTTGAAGATTTAAGAGATTTATTCATAGTTGAAAATAGAAATACTGAAGCAGCAGAAGCTACGTCTATAGTTTCAGTAGCATCAACACTTTCTTCGATAACAATAACTTCTCCTGGAATTGGATATGCATATACTACTTCTCCATATGTTAATATATCCCTTTCTGCTATTTCAATTAAAGATCCCATATATGAATGGAATACTGTTACTGGTATTACTGGATTATCTACAACATCTCAATTGAATTCAGTATCTTTTGGTGAGAGAATTATTTCTGTTGGAAATAGTTCCCTGTATGTCATTAGTGTGGACGGCTCCGACTGGGAAGTTGGAAATATTGGATTAGGCGCAACTACTAATTTTAATTCTGTATATTCTGCATCTGTTGGATATGGTAATTCTGATACAATACTAGCTGTTGGATCTTTTGGAAAAATTGGAAAAGCAATCGGATATGCTAATACTATTTCAGGTTGGACACAATTAAGCCTTGTTGAAGAAATATCTATTCCTGGATATGGAGCATTATCGCTACAATCCAGTTCATATGACGGAACGTTAAAAGAAATTGTATATAATCCATTACCAAATACATGGATAACCGTTGGAACCGCTGGATCTATATTTGTTGGTTCTGGTATAGATACAAATACTTTTGTAAATAGATATTCTAGAACAATTAAAGATTTAAATAGTGTCGCATTTGGTAATGGATATTTTGTTGCGGTTGGTAATGATGGAACAATATTAACTTCAAATACTGGATTATTCTGGGAATTAGAACCATCTCCAACTACCCTTAATTTAAATAAAGTTACTTTTGATGGAAGTAATTTTATTATTGCTGCAAATAGTGGAGCTATATTAAAATCTATTAGTAGAAGTTCGTATGAATTTATAACAACTAATTTGTATGGATCAACAAATTTTGTAAATATTAAATATAATTATGGTTTCTACGTTGCTATTACATCTAGTGGGGACTTATACTACTCATTTAATTTATCTACATGGGTTATTAGGGATTATGTGGGAACTAATAACATAAAAGATTTATCATTTGAGGAATCTCTTGGCATAAATGGAAAATATATTGCAGTTGGCGCAGCTTCGACTGTAATATATGCTGAACCTGTTTTCCATAGGGCTGTAGCACAATCATCAGTAACTTCTGGATTAGTAACTTCAATCGTTATTATAGATGGTGGATTTGGATACTTGCAAAATTCTCCACCTGCAGTAATGATTGAACCAGATGTGTTTAGATCTGAAACTATTAAATCTTTTAAGGCAGTAGGTGACCATGGAATAATTATTGGAATAAACACATTTATTTCTGGAACTCCTGGCATAGGAACAACCTCACCAAAAATAGAATTTGTCTTACAGTCTGAAACTTATGATAATAATACTTTAGGAATCGGATATTCATCTCTTAATACATTTGGAATTTCTAATAGTCAATTACAAAAAGGTGATTATTTTGTAATTACTGATAGTAATGTTTCCACTGGAGGTGATTTGGTAGGAATAACAACTTTACTTGGTGGAATGAGTAATTATCCAAATTCAAGAATTGGAACTGCAAAAAGTTTTATAGATGGAGTTTATATTGCAGACAATGTAACAACTCCAAATCTAGGCATAGTGACGGTAACATGTCATTTTGCTCCTATGGTAGATAATTATGTTAAAGTTTATAAAAGAGGTCCAAATAATACTGGTGTCGGAACTAATAATTTTTATGGAAGATATAGTTGGGGTAAAATATATGACTACCAAAATAGAGCTTTGTCTTTATCCGGAGCAGAATCTTTTGAAACTTATACAAATGATGGATTGGTTGGATTAAATACTTCTGCTAAGGTCTTTAGAACAAGAGGACTATTAAGTAACTAAATAAAGAAAAGTATATTTATAAAATGCCCGCAATTATATCGGATCAATTTAGAATTCTAAACGCAGAAACTTTTGCAAAAAGCGTTTCTGGTGTTGGAAATACTGATAGTAAATATTATACTTTTATTGGCCTTCCTAATGCATTAAATCCGGCTACTGGTGGAACACCAACTTGGATTGCTAATACACCATCTCCTTTGGATGGTTTTCAAGAGGAAAACCAGATAAAAGAAAGTATTATTGCAATGAAACAAATAACGAATCAAGATGTTAGGAGATTAATTAGAAAAACACCTTGGGTTGCCGGCAATACTTATGAAATGTATAGACATGATTATAATGTTTATAACCCTTCACCGGTTTCAAATTCAACTTCTCTATATGAATCAAATTATTACGTAATTAATGATGATTTAAGAGTTTATATTTGCCTTCAAAATGGCACGGATCCTGAAAATCCTAAGGGTAGACCATCATACGATCAACCGACTTTTATTGATTTGGAACCCAGATCTGCGGGCGCTAGTGGAGACGGATATGTTTGGAAATACCTTTACACTATTAAACCTTCCGAAATTGTTAAATTTGATTCTATTGAGTATATTCCAGTTCCTGAAGATTGGGGAGTAGTTGGAGAAAGTGTTGCAACAAAAAATAATTCTATTGATGGAAAAATAGAAGTAATTCTTGTCACAAATAGGGGTTCCAATTATCAACCAATTTCAACTTCTTTTTCAAATATTCCAATATTGGGTGATGGTTCTGGAGGTAAAGCTACAATTACAATCGATTCTTTTGGAAAAATATCCGAGATATTCGTTACTGAAGGCGGAAAAGACTATACATATGGCACCATTCAATTTTATCCAGGAGCTCCAGAATCAAATATTAATGGCGCATTAGGTCAGTTAAGTAATACTGGAATTGGTACAACTTCTGTAGCAACTTTTCAAGTAATAATCCCCCCGAAAGGTGGACATGGATATGATATATACAGAGAACTGGGTGCAAATCGTGTTTTGTTATATTCTAGATTTGAAACGTTAGAGAGTAATCCGGATATTATTCTCGGAAACGATTTTGCTAGAGTAGGAGTGATAAAAAATCCAACCGTTGTTGGCAGTAATACCCAAGTATTAAATACTTCTTTGGTAAGTGGATTGCAGGCTTTAAAATTATCCGGAGTTACTACCAACACAACTTATGCAATAGATTCAAAAATTACTCAAACAGTTGGATTTGGGTCAACTGCAATAGGATTCGTTGCATCATGGGATCCAATAACAGGAGTTCTTAAATACTATCAATCAACGGGACTAGCTTCAAGTGAAACTGCATTTAGAATACTTCCTTTCACATCAAATCCAGACATTGGTTATGGAGTTACAATAAACGGATCTTCAATTATTGGACCAGCTTTATCAATCAATACTGATTTTAACGGTATAACAACCACAATAAATAATAGAATATATCAGTTAGGTCTTGATTTTGTTTCGGGCATATCCTCTGCAGAATATAATAAAAAGTCTGGTGAAATTATTTACATAGATAATAGGCAGCCAATTCCCAGATCTTCTAGCCAAAAAGAAGATATTAAAGTCATACTGGAGTTTTAACTTAACATGGCACAAAATACTAATTTAAATGCATCGCCATACTTTGATGATTTTGATGTAACTAAGGGTTATCAAAGAGTATTATTCAAACCCGGGACTCCAATACAGGCTAGAGAATTAACAACGTCACAATCAATACTGCAAAATCAAATTGAAAAATTTGGTAAACATTTTTTCAAAGAAGGGTCTGTAGTCATACCTGGGAGTATTGCGTATGATCCTGAATATTCTTGTGTCCAAATAGATCCAACTCACTTAGGAATTTCGATTTCTTTTTATATCGACAAGTTAGTTGGAAGATTGATAAAAGGAGAAACTAGTGGAGTAATTGCAAAAGTAGAAAATTATATTACAAATACTCAATCTGAAAATGATAATTATACTCTTTATATAAAATATCAAAGTTCAAGTGATACTAATTTTTCATCAAAAACATTTATTGATGGAGAAAATTTAATTTCTTTAGAAAATATTGACTACACAACGGCAATTATACGTGAAAATTCATCATTTGCAACATCAATAGTAACAGGAGCGGTAGAAACTGGTTCGGCTGCAAAAATTGATCAAGGTGTTTATTTTATTAGAGGTTTTTTTATTGATGTTTATCCACAAACAGTAATTCTTGATCAATATTCAAATTTACCTTCATATCGAATTGGTTTAAATATTTTAGAAGAACTTTCTGTAGCGTCTCAATCAAATCCAGATCTTTATGACAATGCTAGGGGATTTTCAAATTTTGCAGCCCCAGGAGCGGATAGATTAAAAATTACAGCAACATTGGGCAAAAAATCTTTAGATGATTTTAATGATGAAAATTTTGTTGAATTGATGCGAGTTGAAAACGGTATCTTACAAAAATTTACAAAAAAAGAAGATCCAAATCTTATAACGGATGAATTAGCTAGAAGAACATATGATGAATCCGGTGATTATTATGTAAAACCATATTCGGTTATAGCTAAAGAATCTTTAAATAATAAAATAGGTAATAATGGAGTTTTCCAATATAATCAACTAACTAAACAAGGAAACACTCCGTCAGATGATTTATTAACTCTTCAAATATCTCCAGGAAAAGCATATGTTAGAGGCTATGAAGTAGAAACTTTAAATACTATTAATTTTGATTTAAAAAAACCAAGAACCACAGCATCAGTTCAAAATATCACTTTACCTTTTAGTTTAGGTAATCAAATTGAAATTAACAACGTTTTTGGTGGAGTAAAAGTTGGATTCGGATCTACTAGTCAAGTTAAACTATATTCTCAACGAACATCTACACCTGGATCTTCTTCTGGAATTCCAATTGGAGTTGCAAGGGTCTATGATTTGAAGTTAAAAAATACACAATACTCAAATTCTACGACTATTTTTGAAGGATCGGTATATGATGTCCAAACTTATACCTACTTAACTATCAATTCTACAATTACTCTAAATCTTCCTGCGTTCATTGAAGGTAAAAATAGTTCTGCCTCTGGATATTTAGCTGAAGCAGCAACAAATACAAATCAATTAGTTTTGTATCAAGTATCTGGAACTTTTTTAAAAGACGAGGCATTAAAAATTAATGAAGTAGAAATTTCAAGAACTGTTACTGCAGTAAGAGACTATTCACTATCTGATGTTAGACAAGTAGTTAGTTTAGATGGAACCTCTTTCACTGGAGATTTATTATTAAGTCAACCACTACTTTTATCCCCGCAGGGAACAACTTTTAGTATTTCTACTGCTTCATCTGGAATTAGTACGATTTCAGCTTCCACTTCTATTTTTGGAATAGGTATCAAAACTGGAGATATTATCTCTTATACTAAATCAGGTCAAACAGTTCCAACATACAATATAGTTTCTGAGGTTAATACTTCTGGCAAAAGAATAATTGTTAAACCTACAACTTCAGTTAATGGAGTTTGTGATGGAACTCTATCAATTTCTTCTATAACTTCTACAGATGTATTTAAGGTTATTCCAGTATTAACTAATAGTAAAGAATCATTTTTATTTACTGAATACGAAAATACGGATATTGCGTCGGTTGATTTGACAAATGGTGAAATTATATTTAGAAAATCTTATGCCGTAACGGTATCTTCAAATGCAGTTACTGCTACTTTAGAATCCGGAACAGATATTACATTAGTTCCATTTGATGAGGAAGACTATACTTTAGTTTATTCTAATGGAACTAATGAACCACTAACTAGTTCTAAATTTTCAATTACTGCTGGAAGAACTATAAACCTAGTTCAATTAACTGCAAACGGGCCAGCAACATTAACTGCAACTTTGAAAAAAACAGGTTTAAAATCAAGGAAAAAACTTTATAATAGATCAACAGTTTTAAATATTACTAGATCAGCAAATCCATCATCTGGAATAACAAGTACAACTTTGGCCGATGGATTAACTTATAGTTCAATTTATGGAACTAGAGTTCAAGATAAAGATATTTCATTACAAGTTCCAGATGTTGCTTTTGTTATGGGCATATTTGAATCTTCAGATTCAAATCCAGCAGACCTTCCGAAATTAGAATTATCCAATTTGAATGGCAATATTCTCAATTCTAAACGAGGAGAAATGGTATATGGTGAATCTAGTCAAGCTATGGCTGTATTAGTTGAAAATAATGGATCAAATACCATTGAAATTGTTTATGTCAATGAAAATTCTTTTGTTGCAGATGAAAAAATTATTTTTGTTGAATCAAATTTAACCGCTAATGTTGTCAAATTTATTGAGGGAGATAGAAATATAATCAATGACTTTATTATTGATTATGGACAAGAACGTGAAATTGCAAATTATGCATATATCACTAGAAAAGAAGGAATCACAGCCCCAACTAAACAATTAAAAATAATATATCATAACTATGTAATTGATCCAGCAGATACTGGCGATTTTATAACAGTAACTTCGTATGATAAAGAAAGATTTTCTAATGATTTACCTTATGTTGATACTTACAGAGCAAATGATATTATTGATGTAAGACCTAGAGTTTCACCATATAATCAATCAACTAATATTTATTCTCCATTTGAATATGCGGCAAGAACATATTCGGCATCAACAAACTCAAGCCCATTTAATATAGCAAAGGATAAAAATATCATAGTTTCTTATGATTATTATCTGGGAAGAATTGATAAACTATATTTAAATAGATTTGGAGAATTTTTTGTAAGTAGTGGTGTGCCATCGTTAAATCCACAAAATCCTAAAGATGTTGAAACAGCATTAGAAGTAGCTACAATTTTAATGCCTCCATATGTTTACAATTCTAACGATGTAAAAGTCCAATTATCTACGCATAAACGTTATAGAATGCAAGATATTGCAAGACTTGAGGATAGACTGAAAAATGTAGAATACTACACTTCGTTATCTTTATTAGAGAGTGACACTAAAAATTTAACTTTAAAGGATGGTCAAACCGGATTAGATAGATTTAAGACGGGATTCTTTGTTGATAATTTTAAATCAGATAGTGCAGGTTCTTTAGGAAATCCAAATCATAAATGCAGTATTGATACCCTAGAAGGACATTTGAGACCACAACACTATACAACTTCGATTGACCTTTTACTTGGATCTGAAGCTGTAGTTGGCGCAGCAAATACATCTAACCCAGATGCGGATTTGAGATTTGTTAAAGACTTGGGAAATCCAAATACAGTAAAAGTTGGAGATGTAGTCTGTTTAAAATATACAGATAAACAGTGGTTACAAAATAAGTTTGCAACTAGAATTGTAAATGTAAATCCTTTTAACGTTGTCAATTGGATTGGTGCAATTGAATTAAATCCTGCTACTGATACTTGGATTGAAACAAAGGGAACCAAAAAAACAGTTGACCAAGAAGGAACCTATAATACAACTATTCAACAATTAGGGGTTGATACAAACACTGGATTATCACCTATTACGTGGGGAGCTTGGGAAACTACTTGGACCGGAACTGTAGAAACAGGTAGAAAAAACATGGGTTCCATTTATATTGGAACTAAAGAAACTGGTAGAACTAGTTGGAGAGGCAGATATCAAAAAGGTAGAGGTATTCCAGAATGGACAAAGATTGATTATAAAGATCAATATACTGATTTTGCTAATGTAACTACTTTAACAACTACTAAACAATCTAGACAGGGTATTCAATATAAGGTAAGTGAACAATTTGATTATGTGAATTTAGGAACTAAGGTAGTGTCTACTGAAGTTATTCATACTATGAGATCAAGAAATGTTGAGTTTATTTCAAGAAGACTGAAACCAAAAACTCAGTTGTATGCATTTTTTGATAATGTTGATATGAATAAGTATACCATACCAAAATTAGTTGAAGTGCAGATGGTTAGTGGCACATTTGCTGTTGGAGAAGCAATACAAGGAACTTCTGGAACCACTGCTGTAAGAGCTAGATTGGCAAAACCAAATCATAAATATGGACCTTACAACAGTCCTACCCAGGTATATACTGAAAATCCCTATATACCCACTGAAACAATACCCTCTTCATATTCTAGCACGTCAACAATATTGAATTTAGACACTGCATCTTTAGAACTGCAATCCTCGGCTGGATATTATGGTTTTATTGTTAAGAATATGCAGTTAAAAGGTGAGACAAGTGGTGCGATTGCAAAGGTAACAAACGTTAGATTAGTAACTGATTCTGCTGGAACATTAATAGGATCATTGTTTATTCCTAACGCAACATTGCCTTCAGCACCTTCTTTTGAAACCGGAACAAAAACATTTACACTTACAACTAGTTCCATTAACACTACAATATCTGGAGCTACAGACAGCACTGCATCAACTAATTTCGTTTCTTCCGGAACCCTTAATAATACAGAAGAAACAACTTTAAGAATTAGAAATGCAAAAGTTGAACAAATTGCTAAAACTGATGAAAGAACTTTAACTTCTGAAAAAACGGAAACTGTTGCTAGCACTTCATTTAAGAATAGAAGTATTACACAACAACGTTGGGTGGATCCACTTGCACAATCTTTTGAAGTTCCTGACGAAACAGGAATTTTCATAACCAAAGTTGATGTTTTCTTTAAAACAAAAGATACTAAAGGATTACCAATTACAGCACAAATCAGAACTATGCAAACTGGTTTGCCCACTACAGAAATTTTGCCTTTTGGCGAAATAATCTTAGATCCAATTGATGTTAAAACCTCAGATTCGGGATCTGCTGCTACTACATTTACTTTTCCCTCACCAGTTTATTGTGAAACTGGTAAGTCATATGCAGTAGTTCTTCTTTCGGCGTCTGACGAATATAACGTCTTTATTTCTAGAATGGGTGAAGAAGATGTAACTACTATAAACAAAATAGAGTCTGAAAAAATTATTGTATCACAACAACCTTTATTAGGATCTTTGTTCAAATCTCAAAATGGTGCCACATGGGATCCAAGTCAACTTGAAGATCTTAAACTCACAATTTATAGAGCAGATTTTTATAAGGGATCTTCTACCGTTAGATTTTATAATCCAGATTTAGATGTTGGTAACAAACAGATAGTTACATTAAAACCAAATCCACTTGATTGTATTTCCAGATCATTAGTAGTTGGATTAGGTAAAAGTTTAACAGCTGCTGAATCTACTAATTTGACTAGTGGAGTTACCATACTTCAAAATAATAACGGAAACTTCAGGGGTAATTTGAAAAGTGTCGTCGGATCAATTGGTATTGGTAGCACGTTATCAGTAACTTCTCCTGGATCTGCATTTACAACTGGATTTAAAACTTATTCAAATGTGAACTTAATAGCGTTAACTGGCACCGGCGTTGGCGCAAAAGTCAATCTGAGTGTACAAAGTGGAGTTGCAATCGCAGCTACCGTATCTGTTGGTGGCACTGGATATGTTTATGGAGATGCTTTAGAAGTTGATTATAGCCAAACTGATAATTTGGGCAACAACCTGATTCTTTCTATACCCAATAATATTGGGGTAATTTCTGCATTCAATTCTTTACTTATTGACAGAGTTCAAGGAACTCCACAACAAAACTCAACTGATATCTTATTCTATGTTGGCGCTGCTGGAACAAGCTCTTTAGCAAATGCCAATGTCACGTATATCAAAACTATGTCAGATGGACTTCATTTCAAAGTAAGTCATTATAACCATGGAATGTATGCTACGAATGATAGGGTTGTTCTTTCTGGATTAGAACCAGATCTGAAACCGCAAACATTAAATTCCTCATATAGTGCATCTTCAACTGATTCAGTTACAGTCAATTCTGTCGGAATCTTTACTAGTTTTGAGAATATTCCGGTATCTTCTTTGAACCCTGGATATATTTTGATTGATTCTGAGGTTATTAAATATACTGGAGTTGTAACTTCTACTAATTCTCTAACTGGTATATCTAGAAAAGTAGATGGAACAATTGCTGGATCTTACTCTAGTGGTGATTCTGTTTACAAGTATGAGCTTAATGGAGTTTCTTTGAGAAGGATCAATAAAACTCATAATTTATCAACTGCAGATCAAACAACGTATCCAAATGATTTGGATTTCTATTATATTAAGGTTGGTATGAATACTGGAGGAACAGATAGAACAACAGGAAACGCAAATGGATTCCCAGAATTGTTCTTTAAGGCAGATAAATCTTGTGGATCTTATGATATTGTCCCATTAACTGGCTCTCCTAAAGGACCAAAAGCAACACAAAATATACCTTTTAATTCATTTTTAACTAATTTCCAAATGATGTTACCTGAGAAAACCAACATTACGGCGAAGGCACGAACATTCTCTGCATCAACTCCCGACAGTGACTTAATTTCTTTTGTTGATCAAGGGTTTGAAGATATTTCTTTAGTGAAAACCAATGAACTCTCCAGTCCAAGATTGATAGCATCACAAATCAATGAAAATACATATTTAACAGATTTTCCTGGAAATAAATCTTTTACGATTGAATTAGAATTAACTAGTGAAGATAGTAAAATTTCTCCAATGATAGATTTGGATAGAACGAATATAATTACTATTGCAAATAGAATCAATTCAAAAATTAAAAATTACGCAACTGATGGCAGAGTCAATTCTATAAATGATGATCCAACTGCTGCTACTTACTTAAGTAAAATTGTTCGTCTTGAAAAGGCAGCAGATAATTTAAAGGTGTATTTTGATGCGCTTAGACATTCAAGTAGTGACATCAGAGTTTGTTATAGATTGTTTAGAGGTGATTCCAATTCAGCACCACTTTGGGAACTTTTCCCTGGGTATAATAATTTGGATGATAATGGACAAGTTAAAAATGTAAAAGATAATAATGGATTGCCCGATAAAAAAGTATTGTCTTCTTCTTCAGAAGAAGATTTCAGATCCTATGAGTTTACAGCTTCATTCTTACCGCAATTTAAAGGATTCCAAATAAAAATTCTAATGTCTGGAACTAATTCTTCTTTCGTTCCTTTAATAAGAGATTTAAGAGCAATAGCATCAATTTGATATGGAATTAATACCTGTAGAAGGAAATACTGGTTTATTCAGAGATTCTAAATCTGGAGCAATTTTAAATTGTTCTGGAAATGAATTTTCTTCTTATTTACAAACAAAAGAAAGAAGAATAAAAGAAATTGAACAATTTAATGCCATGAATAATAAAATTGAACAACTTGAAAATTTAAAAAATGATGTAGATGAATTAAAAAATATGGTGAAACTTATCTTATCTAAATTAGATTCTAATTCATAAATACTTAAAAACGGATTCTAATAATGGCGGCAAGGAATGTAAACTTGGTTCTTGAACAAGGGGTTGACTTTCAAGCCAGCTTCACAATCAAAAATACCAATAACGCACCATTAAATCTAACGGGATATACTGGAATTTCTTCAATTAGAAAACATCCAACATCTACTACTGCCTACCCATTAACTTTAAGTTTTCCAGATAGAATTAATGGAAAAATTGCTGTCTCTATGGGGTTTACTGCAACCGATTCCATTGAAGGTGGCCGTTATGTTTATGATGTTATCTTGATATCTCCAAATTCTTACAGAACCCGAGCTGTTCAAGGAAATGTTCTAGTAACTCCAGGAGTCTCCTAATGACAGATTACTTAGTAACATTAAATGAACCAGGTCCATATAGAATTGGTGTTGATTATGAAATTCCTACTAAATCAATTCAATACGGCAACATTATCTTAGATGACATAAGTTCACAATTTAACGGATCAATTTCAACATTTGTTCTTACTGAAAATGCAACTTCTTATGTTCCTATTAATGACCAACAACTTTTGGTAATGGTTGATGGATCTATTTTACAACCAGGAAAAGATTATACTTTATCCACAAATAATATAATATTTACAACTGCACCAACAAATGGTCAAGATTGCACTATTGTCGCTTTAGCCACAACTGCAGATTTAACTAGAACTATTAATTATGTAATTGATAGTGGATCTATTGCAATGTTAACGGGAAATAAAGGATCTTTAACTGTTGATGTAACGGGAGTATTAGAATCTTTAGTGATATTATCAGATCAACAGGGAGATTTGACTTTAGATATAAAAAAATCAAGTTATTCAACTTTTCCTACTTTTAATTCAATAGTAGGTGGGGTATATCCCCAAATGTCCAATGCAAGAAAAGTTCGTGATGATGATTTGTCCGGATGGACAAAAACAATAACAGCTGGAGATATACTTACTTTTGATGTTATTGCTGTCAGTAACATTACTAGATTTCTAATCTCTTTAAAATTAAAATTATAAATAAAGATAGTTATTAACAATCATAACCTGTCGGGGAGTCGTTTAAATGGCACTATTAGTTCCAAATATTGGAGAACTTGAGTCACTCAGATACTTGGTTG